AAAGAGGAGAACTCAAGACAGCAGACTCAACTATAGGACAAACAAAAGCCAAGAAGGATGTTAAGTTTCTAAGAACAAGACGTTTAGTCATAAAACCAGCCAACAAATCAACAACAAATTTCAAACGGACAGAAGACAGAATAGGATGCAATTTATAAGACGGAGGCAGAACCAGGTCACCCAGCAACCATCCTGAAGCTTCTCCGCGACGCATGCCTCGTTGTTCCAAACGGTCACGGGCTAGCACGAACAATTGATACTCCGTAGTCCCAAGATGACTGGCGTCTCCAGCTTCAGCTCTAACCCACAGCGACCGATAATCAAGCTCGTGCGCTACATGACGAAAACTCCCCCACTGGTCAGCCACGATTAAGGCCGCAGATCTGTGAGCGTCTCCAGTAGCAGCAATGCTGGAAGCCAAACCACACACTCGATCCAAACGGAGGTACACACTGGGTGGCCAAGGCGGCATGGGCACGAGACGGGGCCGCAAAGCTATGTCGTACTCCACGGCGGACCGCAAGACTGACGACACAGCGGGGATGTCGTCTGCGCAGACCTTGTCCGACAGTTGCATTTGTGCAGCACGCCTCAGACTGTCCGCGTGCCAGGGATAGTCACGCGCCAACGGATCGAGTGAAATAGTCCGAGCAGTGTGTCCGTTAGTCTCGATCTCGACAGACACAGGAGGCGAAGACACGATCCGCTTTGGGGACTTCCAGTGGGTCCAAGGCTCGATACCAAATCCATATGGCTTCGGAATCGACAACCAAGTCTGAGACAGGTGCTTCCGTCGAGACCAAACCGTCTTCAGAGCATACCAGAGTTTGTTGACACCATCGCCACTCCTACGCCGTAGAATACACACCACATCATACAAGTTGGTCATCACGCCTTCCTCAGTCCAGGGAGCTGGATTCCACGGCTTACGCTGGGTCAGACCAGGGATCGTTCTCATGAGGTAACCGCTCAACCCGTTCGCGTTGTACCAAGTACGTAAAAATTCCGTTGAGCCCCGGTGGATAGCAAACTTCCCGTCGGCACCCACAGCGTTTATCGCCATGTAACACAGACGGAATAACAACGAGTGAGCATAAGAAGGAAAACTAAGTGCGCTGTCGTCGCCGCGAATGAAAGAATTGTAGCCTACTCGTGGGATAGTCAGAGATTGCAAGATCTGTTAAACGTAACGAGTCATGACGCTGTTCCAAGCGTTTCCTACTACGCTGGTCCATCTCAATCCGCTCATCAATCCACCCAACACTGGCCACTTGAACGTCCGGGGGCCATCGCGCGCATACAGCCAAGATCGGTCCATGCTGGATATCACATCATCAAATATCCGGATGAACTCAGGCTGGAGATCCCGTAGCACCCAAGGCAAAGTGTCGTTCTTCATCTTGTGAAATATGGCTTGCAACTCAGCGGTGGAAGGTTGGTGATCAAACCCTGAAAAGTCGAAAGGTAAATGCCACATACCGGATCGACAACCTTGCCACATAATGGACTGACGCTCAGTCTGCTCATATATAGTCTCCTCGATGGTGCTGCCGGGCCATTGCTTGTATGCGTGAGTCATGAAGCGCGACAACCAGTCCATCTTCAAATAGGTGGACAAATCCGAACAGACAGCCAATCGAATTTTCCCTAACTCAGACTTGATGACAGTAGTATTGTGCTGTTCCCCGCTGCGTAACGCCCGGGTTGCCAGCTCGGAGAGATCTTCAACGTCTGGAACCAGGTTTTTCCGAGCTTTGAATTTTCCTGACTCAGCGCCCGCTTTCCAGTAAACTCGCCCGATGTCACTCGCTCCGGAGGTAGTCCACACTGCTGACTCAACATAAGCAGAGAAGGAAAGCTGTTGCGTGGTGTGTGGTTCCATGTCCAAAGCGGTCAAACACGACACGAACACTGGATCCAACTTGGTTCGTGTCAACCCATGTACGTCACCAGAATCGGCAAGATCTCGCGCTTGTTCCTCTACGCTGAAACCAGGAAAGGGTGGATTCCGATAACCTAGCAAGGTTCCCATCTCAGTAAACCAACCACGGGGGAACGCGACGGAAGCTGAAGCCTTGACTTTGTCATTAATGGCTTTAGACACGGTCATCCAAGTGTCAGGCGAGTTCCAAACCCAAAGAGACACAGTCGGCCACCACTGACCGTAGTCTAGGTGGTCGAGTAACCGGGCCCATCCGAAATTGCACAGGGCTATGTAATCGAAACCGACCAACCGCAACATGACAGAATGCAGAGCAGGGAGTTGTTGTTGTTGCTGATAAGCCACAAAAACGTCTCGGAACCGAGATCTGCGCAAAGACAAATCCATCTTTGTGCGAGCAGGA